GCACAAGCTTATTCCATGCTGGGAAATAGACGGAAAGGGCCGTCTATGATCTATATATTTCGCCTTAGCGCCTTCGACATTCAGCCGGTTCAATTCTCTGACGAGCGCGATGGTCGCATCGTGGTGGAGGTGGGCCATGGCTAACGTCGCGCCAACCTACCTGATCGACAGCGCAGAGGTGCAGCGAGCCTTCGATGCCTTTTCTGCCCTTCGCAAAGCTGCGTGCGCCGAGCCGCACCTAGCGACCAATCCGTATTTCACCGCCCTACAGGACACCGCCTACGCGCGCTTCCTGGCAGTTTTCGAGGCCCTATAATGAGCGATAACCCGTGGCACCGCCGCTACCATTCCGACGCCCTGACGGGGATGCTTTCGCTCACCTTGGAAGAGCGAGGGGCATATCAGACCGTCCTCGACATGATCTACGATCGCGGTGGGCCGATTGCGGACCATGACCGTGTGCTGGCGGGATACATGGGATGCTCTGTCCGCAAGTGGCGGAGCCTGCGCGAGAAGCTGATCGCGAGCGGAAAACTGACTGCCAGAAATGGGGTGATAACGAACCGTCGCGCGGAAAAAGAACTCGAAAACGACGCGAAAACGAGCCGAAAACACGCTGAAAACGGCGCGAAAGGCGGTCGAGTTTCTGCGAAATCTCGTGAAAACCCGAAAAACCTCAATCAAAACAATGGAGGGGGCCAAGCCCCGCTTAAGCCCGGCTCAAGCCTTATACCAGAAGCCAGAAGCCAGAGTATTCCGTTATCTAACGATAACGGGCCAGCGGCCGATCCTTCGAAGGTGTTTTGGGATGGGGCAAGCGGTTATCTCGGTGACCGTAACCGAGGTCTGATCGGCAGGTGGGCAAAGGAACACGGCCAAGCGGTCGTGGCGGAAGCAATCACCGAGGCGATGCTGGTGACCCCACAGCCCGCAGACCGGGCGGCTTACGTTGGCGGCATTCTCCGCAAGGTTCGCAAAACGGCAAGCGCCGGGGAAATCTGGTGACATGGCTACCGACGCGAACCGGAAAACAGACTTGCCCCGAATGCTCACACACTCGGCGGAACAAGAAGGATCGATGCCTGAGCGTCAGCCGGGACGATCGGGGGTGGGTCTGGTTCTGTCATCACTGCGAATGGTCGGGAGCTGAAGGCGATGGCAATTCACGAGAAGCACCGCGAATGGATCGCCGAACGCGGTCTCGATCCCAAGCTCGCCGAGGCGCTGGGGCTGGAGACAGTCGAGCGAGAGGGCAAGGCTTGGCTGAGCGTGCCCTACGTGCAGGGCGGCGAGACGATAAACCACAAATACCGGCGAACGGCGGAGAAGGATCACCGCATGGATCCCGGCGCGCCGCTTGTTCTTTGGAACGCGGATTGCCTGAAAGACCCCAAGGTTCGCAACGGGCACGCGCCTGTAGTGATCACCGAGGGGGAATGGGATGCGATAGCGGTCAAGCAGGCCGGACATCCGTTCGTGGTGAGCGTGCCCGGTGGAGCCCCAGGCAAGCCGACTGACAATCTCGATACGGCAAAGCGATACGAATGGGTCGATCGTCACGCTGAAGACCTTGCCAAGGTGCGAGAGTTCGTCATCGCAGCGGATGACGATCAGGCTGGTTGGCACCTGCGGACAGACCTGATCGCGCTGCTCGGTGCGGAGCGGTGCAGGTTCGTTGAATACCCGTTCCCGTCGAAAGACCTGAACGAGGTTCTGGTCGATTACAACGCTGAGCGCGTGGTCGAATGCATCACCACGGCGAAGGCGGTCCCGGTCCAAGGTCTCTACACGATCGACGACTTCCCGGAGCGCGGCGAAGTCCGGTCCTATCACATCGGGGTCGAGCCGATCGCAGACCTTATTCGCATCGTTCCCGGCACCCTCACTGTTCTCACCGGATATTCGAACATGGGCAAGTCCACGCTCATGAACGCGATCATCGGACAGGCGATGCTCCACCATTTCCCAGTTTGTGTGGCTTCGTTCGAAACTGACGTGAGACCGATCCTGTTCGAAGGATTGATGCAAGCCATCCTTCGCTGCGATCGGAACGACATCAAGCGGCACGACAAGCGCGACCACGCCTTGGCCTGCATTCGCGAGCGGCTGACCATCATTTCCCAAAATGTGGACGAGGACATGGAAATGGACCTCGAAAAGTTCCTTGATCTTTGCCGCGTTGCCGTTCGGCGCGGCGCAAAAATGATTGTTCTCGATCCATGGAACGAGCTGGAACACAAGCGCGCTCGGGATGAAACCGAAACGGATTACATTGGACGCGCAATTCGGGCGGTGAAGCGGTTTGCCAAGCAATATGACGTGGCATTTTGGATCGTCGCGCACCCTACCAAACCGCAGCAGGGCGTCGTGAAAGTGCCCGGTCTCTACGACATCAGCGGTTCGGCGAATTGGGCGAACAAGCCTGATTATGGCCTGACGTATCATCGCCCGAACGCGACCAAAAACCGCGCGCTAGTCCGCGTTCACAAAGTCAGGATGGGCTTGCCTGGGCGGAAGGATGAGGTCGAAGTCACATTCGACTTTCGCGATGGCACATTCAAGGTCGCGCCATGAACGTGGGCGAAGGCGCAGGCCGGTTCCTAGGCGACCTCGCCCAGCACGTCCCGGACGATGTGATGCGCCAGCGCTGGGAAGAAGGCCATTACGGGACCGGCAAGAACCGCCCTCAAACACAATTTATCACACAATGGCGTAAACAGGCAGGACGAGGATCATGAGTATGATGCCGTATGAAGGATTGGGCGCTTCCCCTGACGGGGATCGGGCTACCGCTGTCGAGCCCGTTCCGGTCTCGCCCCTGCGGGACGGTATCCCTAGCGCGTGCAAGCGACTATTCTCGTGGGCCGGTGCTGCGGGAATGCTTATCGTCGGCATCATGATGGCCGTGGCTGGCGGCGCGGCTATGGGGCAGGACATCAGTAGCTGGTCAGCATGGATCACTACCGCAGTAGCCACTTTCGTCATTCTTGGGGCGATTGAGTGTTTCGAAACGCGCGCGGTCAGCAAGGTCGAGCGCCGTTGGGCGATGCAATTCGCGGACATGATCGCGAAAGATCACCGCACCGAAATTCGCGTCGAACACGCCTTTCAAAGCATTCGCCCGGAATTGGACGAGATCATCGCGCGCGAAGTTGCGCAAGCGATTGAAGCGCGAAGCGGCGAGACTGCGCAGCAGGCTCGATCCGGCACGGACGAAAGCGCGGTCGGCATCGCCGATGCGCCCAAAACAACCGATCAACAGGCAGGAAGGGGATAGACGATGGCGAAGCGAGGACGGCCCAAGAAGTCGGGCAAGCGCACCAAGAGCGGTCGGCTCAGCCGTGCCAAGCCTGTTGAGGTGATCTTCGATAAGGGATCGCAGCGCACACAGGACAAATTCAGTGTTTACGGCGCTGATGGTTCGGATGCGATCGGAAGAGCATACGTGATGGGTCTTCTGGGGGTCGATAGCAGCGGACAGCCGACAAGTGAGGCTCTCGAATTACGAAATCTCGCCCGCAAAATTCACCGCGCCTATTGGCCTATGCTGGCGGTGGGGCGAGAGAAGAGCTGCTTAGGTCTCGACATCAACGGCCAAGCGGTCAACGACAACCTCCTTGATCCTGAAGAGCGAGAGCGGAAGATTGCTCGCGAGAAACGCCTCACGGAAACGCTGAGGGCAATCGCGAAGTTGGGTGCTGCACATCGACGGGCATTTGATGAGCTTTGCATCGACATAAACCCTGACCAAGGCCCTCACTGGTTGGAGGGCTTGATATGGGATCGTCGGCGCGTGAACCGAGGAGCCCCAAGCGTAGCCGACCCTGCGCACCGCCAGGCATTGCATAGAGCGGTCGAAGCGCTGGAATCGGTGGCGAACAGATGGTGATTCAAACAAGCACGTTGACAGAACGATTTTAGTGCGCTATGGCGGGAAAATGACGCAACGCGTTCGACCGGATTTCAAGAAACGGCGTCTGCATGGCGGTTATGACTATCCCTGCATTGATCTGAAATCATTGAGTAAGCGAGAGCTTGCCAGCGTTCTCATGGACGCCGAAGCAATGGGCCGCGCAAATTCAATCGTATCGAGCAACACGCAGGCGTTCGGTGATTTCGCTGCGGTGTATTTCATCGGGCTTCGCAATAGCCGGGTTACAAAGATTGGATTCAGCAACAACCCGGCATCGAGGATCAGGCAGTTGCAGACTGCTTTGTGGGATGACGTCGTTTGTCATGGACTAATCTGGGCACCGTTTAACGTGGCCCAAGGCGTGGAGACTAAGGCTTTACGCCTCGCCAAGCGGGAATCTTTGAGGCTTCGCGGCGAATGGGTCAACCTCCCTGCGGATGAGGCGGTTGGATTGGCTCTGACTGCGATGGAAGGCCACGAAGCTTTCGCTGATAGTTTGACCTTCGCAGAACATTGGTCGCCTCACTTGGTCCACCTCTACAGCCGAGGCGGCGATCACGCGCTTGCACTGCGACGGCAGGCTAGTGAGGACGCGCTTAGGAGCGGTAGCCCGCAGCCTGTTCCTTCGGGATGGATATACCAAACAGCATAGCTTTTTTGTTTCGGGCTTCGGCCCGGCCCTCGCTCCCCAGGACAGAAACACAAGTGACTGCCCAGCATTGTAGGGGCCTAGTCTGAGCCGTGAGCGAGCGAGGGTAAATATCCTATGGCGAAGCCTCCACTCGGGTATGGCAAGCGCAACCGATACGGACGTATTGAAGGTCGGAAGGGCGTAGAGATACGCAAGCGTCGGTTGGAGCGATCCAATTGGCTGTGCGAAGATTGCCGCGACAAAGGCGAAACAACCGTAGCCACTGAGGTCGATCATATCATCCCGCTTCACAAAGGCGGCACCGATACGGACGACAACACCCGGAACCTGTGCGACCCCTGCCATGAAGCGAAGACGCGGGAAGACATGGGGCATCGACCAAAGCCGACTTTTGGACCTGACGGATGGCCCACCTGATCGGGGGGTGTTCCAAAGTTCAGGGCTTAGGGAGGCGGAAGGCGGTGTGGGGCACTCAAACTAACGCTACTACAGGAATCGTCACGATGGCACGCAAGCAGCGCATAGACAGCAACGCTGCGGCGGTCCGCATCATGCAGGGGTCCACGCGGCAGATACAGCCGCCGAGCCATGTGCCGCTCGAAGACATGGATTGGCCGTTCTTCGAAAACGTGATCGAGGAGTTCGCTCGGTCGGAATGGACCGAACACCAGATCGAACTCGCGGCGATGTTAGCCAGGACGATGGCCCAGCTTGAGCAGGAGCAGCGGACGCTTCGAACCGAAGGCTACATCGCAGTTCGCGAGAACGGGACGACCGTTGAGAATCCGCGTGCTCGGGCAGTCAAATCGCTCACTGGCGATATTCTTTCGTTCCGCCGTTCGCTGAGCCTTCACGCGCGCGCGAAGCAGGGGGAGGCGCGGGACGTTGCCAAGCGGCAGTCTCAGGCGCGAGGAATCGAGACGCAGCTGGATGATGATCTGCTGGCGCGTCCGGCGAGTATGCAATGACACGCGGCGAGCGGGTTTGTGAGTTCATAACACGATTTTGCCGCGTTCCCGAAGGTGCGCAGGTTGGACAGCCGATCGAGTTGGCTGACTTCCAGCGCAAGTTTATCTTGGACGTGTTCGACAATCCGGTCGGCACACGGAGGGCCTACCTTTCGGTCGGACGAAAGAACGGTAAGACCGCACTGATTGCCTGCTTGCTGCTCGCCCATCTTGTTGGGCCGGAGGCGAAGCAGAACGGGCAGATCGTTAGCGGCGCGCTGTCACGGGATCAGGCTGCGCTTGTGTTCGGCCTGGCGGCAAAGATGGTGCAAATGTCGCCGGAGTTATCGAAGATTGTCCGCATCGTGCCGAGCGGCAAGCGATTGCTCGGCCTGACGATGAATACAGAGTTCCGGGCGATGGCGGCGGAAGGTCGGACGGCGCACGGCCTATCGCCGTTCCTGGCGATCTTGGACGAAATGGGCCAGGTCAAAGGCCCGCAAAACGACTTCGTGGATGCGATTACCACGTCACAGGGCGCGCACGAAAACCCGCTGCTGCTGGTCATTTCGACGCAGGCACCGACTGACGCGGACTTGCTGAGCGTTTGGCTGGACGACGCAGAGCGATCCGACGACCCGACGATTGTTAGCCACGTTTACGCGGCTGAAGACGATTGCGACCTGATGGACCGGAAAGCGTGGAAGGCGGCTAATCCGGCGCTGGGCCTGTTCCGCAGCGAGAAGGACGTGGAAGAGCAGGCGCGACAAGCTGAGCGTATGCCGTCGAGCGAAAACACGTTCCGGGTCCTGACGCTAAACCAGCGGCGCAACATGGTGGCGGCATTCGTGTCGCCTGCGGTTTGGAAAGCAGGAAACGACCAAGCGGCGGCGCTTAGCGGACCGGTTTACGGCGGACTCGACCTGTCGGCGACGACCGACTTGACTGCACTGGTGCTGACGAGCCGGATTGATGGGGTTTTGCATGTGCATCCGTTCTTTTGGATGCCCCACGATACGGTGCAGGAAGCAAGCAAAAGGGACCGCGCGCCCTATGACGTATGGGTAAAGCAGGGGTTTCTCCGCACCACGCCAGGCCGTGTCATCGATTACGCCTTCGTCGCGCGGGACATCGCAGAGATCACCGCAGGATTGAGCATTGCGAAGATCGGATTCGACCGCTGGCGGATGGATCGGATGAAGAGCGCTATGGACACAGCGGGGATTGATCTACCGCTGGAGGCATTCGGGCAGGGTTACGTGAGCATGAGTCCGGCGCTCGATGCGCTTGAGGCGGACTTGTTGAAAGAGACCATCCGCCACGGCGGTCATCCGGTGCTGACTATGTGCGCGGCTAATGCAGTCGCGGTTCCCGATCCGGCAGGCAATCGAAAGCTGGACAAGAGCAAAGCGACAGGCCGGATCGACGGAATGGTCGCCTTGGCGATGGCGGAAGGAGTCGAGGCTATGGCGAGCGAAAGCGAAGTCTCGACCGACGACTGGCTTGCGGGGCTGGCCGCGTGAGGTGGTCGCTACGGAAGGCCCTAGGGTTCGAAACAAAGGCGGTCGATTATCCAGCGAACGCGCTTCCTGTTGGGGCGCAGGACGGCGACAATCTTCGTCGCAACGTCATCACCGTTCCGGCCGAGCGGTATGACGCTCACGGTAGCAATCCAATCGGGATTGCCGCGACGTGGGCGTGTGTGAATTTGCTAGCGGGCACCATCGCGAGCCTGCCGTTGATGATTTATCGCAGGGGTGCGGACGGATCGCGGGAAGTCGCGACCGACCATCCGCTCTATTATGTCCTCCACGACAGCCCCAATTTCGACCAAACGGCTGTCGATTTCTGGGAATACATGTGCGCGGCGATCGAGCTGCACGGCAACGCCTACGCAGACCTTGTTCGGCGCGATGGCGGCGGATTGTATTCCATGGTCCCGGTGCGGCCCGATCTGGTCGAGGTTAAGCGCCTAGCCAACGGCGATTTGGAGTATCGCTGGACGGACGAAAACGGCGCTCAGGTGCGCGGACAGCAGGACGTTCTGCACATTCGGGGCTTCAGCGGTGGGCCGCTAGGCGGGGTTTCGACTCTCTCCACCTGCGCGCGGACGTTCCACGCTGCTGGCAGCGCCGAAATGGCCGCATCGAAGATGTTCGACAACGGAGTGATGCCGAGCGGCGTTCTTTCGACTGAGAAAACCCTCACGCCGGAGCAGCGGCAACTCGCCGAGCAACTGCTGACAGAGAAATTCCGTGGCGCAATGAATGCGGGCCGCCCGATGCTGCTCGATAACGCGGTGAAGTGGGAGCAGCTGACGATTTCGCCTGAAGATGCGCAGCTTTTGGAGACGCGCCGCTTCGGCATCGAAGAGATATGTCGAGTGTTTGGGGTTCCCCCGCACATGATCGGACACACCGAGAACAGCACGTCGTGGGGGACAGGCCTGGAACAACAGACGCTTGGATTTCAGAAATTCACTCTGCGCCGCCGTCTGAAGCGTATTGAGCAGGCGCTGGAAAAGCAGCTTCGTACCCCTGCTGACAGGGCTGCGGGCATCTCCATTGAGTTCAACTTGGAAGGCTTGCTTCGCGGTGACAGCGAAGGTCGAGCCAGTTTCTACAACACGATGACGCAGATCGGCGCGATGACGATCAACGAGGTTCGCGCTTTAGAGAACCTGCCGCCAGTAGAAGGCGGCGATACTCCCCGAATGCAGATGCAGAACGTGCCGATCACGGCGGCGGAAGGAATGACCGATGCAGCGTAGCGCCTTCACTTGGGACGTTAAGGGAATAGACGAGTCTGGCTATATCGAAGGGCTCGCTGCTGGTTACGGTAACGTGGACTTTGGCGGTGACCGCATCCTTCCTGGCGCGTTCTCAAAATCGTTGGAGGGGCGGAGCGGCGTGCCGATGTTGCTGTTTCACGATCAGCAGCGCCCGGTCGGCAAGTGGGCTGAGTTTTCGGAGACGGAAGACGGGTTGCTCGCCAAGGGTAAGATCAGCACGAAGACACGTGACGGCGGTGAAGCATACGAGCTTGCCAAAGACGGAGCGCTGGCGGGCTTGTCGATCGGATACGAGCCGACCGTGAAACGAATGGCGGGCAAGGTTCGCGAGTTGGTCGAGTTGATGCTGCACGAAGTTTCGCTCGTCAGCATCGGCATGAATCCGAAAGCCGTGATCTCCGGCGTGAAAGAAATCGAAGATTCTCGCAATCGATTGGCAGCCGGGGAACGGCTGAGCGAACGCGAGTGGGAGAGGTTGCTGAAGGAGAACTTCGGCCTCTCGAATGCGGAAGCGGAGCGCGCGGTGCGCATCCACGATCTGCGAATTGGTCAGGGGGAGCCTGACACACCCGAAACGGACCCGGAAGCCGCCCTGTGGGCCGCCATGGGCGCTGCGACACAAGCGGGCGAATAGGCCCCATTCCAAGGAAAAACGACATGACGACTGAAACAAAGTCGGTGGCCGAACTGGCCGCCGAAGCCAAAGCTGCGTTCGAAAAGAGCGTTGCTGATGTGAAGGCCCTGGCCGATGAAGCTCTGGGTAAGGCCAAGCATAGCGAAGAGTTGGGCCAGTCTGCCAAGGACGAAATCGACGCAGCCTTGACCGGCATGAACGAAGTGAAGGCTCGCATGGACGAGCTGGAGCAGAAGGCGGCGCGTGGCGGTTCGGAGCGTGAAGCCCCGAAGACGGCGGGCGAACTGTTCACCGAGGCGGAGGAATACAAGGCCTTTACCAGCGGCAACATCATGCCTGGCAAGTCTGTTGGCGTCGAAATGAAGGCGATTACCTCGCTGACGACTGATGCTGCTGGATCTGCTGGCGATCTGGTTCGCACTGAGCGCGTCCAAGGCATGATGCAGATGATCCCGGATCGTCGCATGACTGTGCGCGATCTGCTGGCCCCCGGCACGACCAATTCGAACGCGATCGAATACGTGCAGGAAACTGGCTTCACGAATGCGGCCGCAATGGTTGCGGAAGGGACTGCGAAGCCGGAATCGAGCCTGAAGTTCGACCTGAAGAACGCACCGGTCCGCAAGATCGCGCACTGGATGCTGGCTTCGTCGGAAATCCTCGCGGATGCCGCTGGCCTGCGTTCGATGATCGACTATCGCCTGCGCTATGGCCTCGCGTTCGTCGAAGAGAACCAGCTTCTTAATGGCGACGGCACCGGCCAGAACCTGAATGGTCTGATCCCGCAGGCGACTGCGTATTCGGCTCCGTTCACCCCTACGGCGGCGACTGCCATCGACACCATGCGCTTGGCGCAACTTCAGGCCGCTCTCGCCGAATACCCAGCGACCGGCCATGTGATGCACCCGACCGATTGGGCGCGGATCGAACTGACGAAGGACGCGGAAGGCCGTTACATCATCGGCAACCCGCAGGGTACGACCGCGCCTACCCTCTGGGGTCTGCCGGTTGTCGCCACGCAGGCAATCGCGATCGACAAGTTCCTGACCGGTGCTTTCCGTGGCGCTGCGCAGGTGTTCGATCGGATGCAGGCGACCGTCCTGGCTTCGACCGAGGATAGCGACAACTTCCGCAAAAACCTCGTCACTATCCTCGCTGAAGAGCGCTTGGCTCTCGCGGTCTATCGCCCTGAAGCGTTCGTCTACGGCGACTTGGGCTTCGTGGCCTGATGATTGGGGCGGGGCTTTAGAGTTCCGCCCCTTTTCATTTTGGGAGAATGACGATGGCGAAAACTGAATACGAAGTTCTGCGCCGCCACGTTGGCGACAAGGATTACTACCCTGGCGACACTCGAACGGCTGACAGCGTGGACGTTGGCCACCTGATCGGCACGGTGCTGAAGGAAAAGGCCGCGCCGAAGCCTAAGGGCAAGAAGTCCTAACCCATGATCGACCTCACCCTCGCCAAGCAGCATCTGCGCATTGACCACGACGAAGAAGACACGCTGGTCGCGCAGTATCTGGC